CAGGATCTGGATATCGGTCTGGCTTGCGTTGGTGCTGCGGTTGCCGCCGCTGGCATCTGGGTAGATGTAGATACGACGATGCGGGTAGCGCGCTTGGATCTCTTGCGCCAGTGCGTCGGTGTCATGCGCGCCGCTGATCTCATCAATCACTAGCAGGCTGCTGCCGCTGCGGACGCCGATCACGGCAGACATGTTGCCAACGTTGAAGTCAACGCCAATGCGCAACGGCTCGCGGTCTAGATCCGGCAGCTCAGCTACCACGTGCTTCTCACGGCTGAACCGGTCGTAGATGGTGCCAGTGGTCAGGTTGACGAACTCGCCGTCCAGATAAGCCCGCAGCAGGTTGGGGTCGTAGTTGGCCTGCAGGCGTTCGATGAAATCCGGCGGCAGATGCGGATTGTCGACTGACCGCATCTTGATCAGCTTGCGATCAGCGCGACCCTTGGCGTCCTCACTGCCGAATGTATTCCACATCCATCGGAAGCCTTCTGGTGTGCTAGCAGCGCCAAACTGCCGCACATTGCCGGAACGCAAGCGACCAAGGATCTTAGGGAATGCCTTGTTGGCAATGGATGGCGTCACCGTGTCGATCTCATCGGCAAGCACCCATGCAAGGTTTAGGCCGATGATGCGGCTCCAGTTCTCGAAGCTGCGGCACAGGATCTTTGTATCACCGCCTGGTAGGTGCAGCATGTATTCAGGCAGCGGTGATGCCCTGAAGGTGTATGGGATCTCATACGCCTCGAGAAACTGCTCGAAGTCGTTCTGCCAGATATCACGGATCAATGGGCCAGTTGGCTCCATCACAGCGCCGATGAAGCCTTGATTGGCCGCGGCCAGCATCACCGCTTTAGCGCATAGCGCACGTGTCTTGCCGGCGCCGTAGCCCGCGCTGATGCCAAGGATCTGCGTGTCGCTGTCATCGACAAAAGCAAGCTGGCCAGGATGCAGGTCAGCACGGATGCGCTGCAGCAGATCGCCCGTATCCTCTTGCGTTGCGACATCCATGAACCCAAGCAGGCTGCCGGGTTGGCAGATGCCGGCAAGCAGGCTCATGCGGGCTCGCTAACGACAGTTTTGACAGTGCCATCAGGCTTGATGGAAATGACCTTGTAAATGCGTGGCTCATTGCCCTTGGGCTTGAGCAGGCGACCTACGGCGGTGATTTCAGGTTTGATCATGCGCGACGACGACGGCGAGGTTTTGGTGGCCGGGTGTTGCCACGGCCTGGCTGAATGTTATTGCTTCCTTTTGCAGCCTTACCTGAACCGGTAAATGCCAGCTGGTTGGCGTAGATCTGTTGGGCACGAGCCGCTGGTTTGCTACCACGTGCTGCTGCAGCTGCTGCACGCTCAGCACGACCTTGGATGATGTCACGCGCTCCACGGTTCATGAAGCCAACAGAAGTACGCCCATGAATACCAGCAAGGCGTCCTTTCAAGCCAGGCTCTGAACGGTTTGCGATTTGCCGAGCGTGTTGAAGATTGATTTTATGCGTAAATTTATCGTGCTCGTCCAAGACTTTCCGAACACGCCCTTTCAAGCTGGTGTCAGGCTTGCCGGCGACAGACTGAATGCGTCTAACCGCTTGCGCCGCTTGCCCTTCGGGCGTTTGTGGTTTATATGAGCGCACAGCATTTGCACGCAATGCACGCGGATGGCCGGCCTTGCTTTTGCCAAGTCGGCGAATGTTGTTTGCTCCAACTGAAGGAGCTGCCGCAGTGGGTTTTGCTGACGGCTTGGGCTTTGCGCTGATCACGCCCTTTCCACCGCCAGCGATTCTCTTTGTCTGCGTTGCACGCTTATTACCACTGGCTGTTGCTAGCCGTCCGCCACGCGCAGTAGCGCCAGCGCTGGAAAACCTGCCTTTGCTATCGCGTGCGTAACGGCGTGCCATGGTGCTATTGGCTTATGTGCCAGTCTACGAGATCTCAAACCGCAACAGTTTGGCTTGATCCTCTAGAGCTTTGATTGCAATGCTGAGATTACCTTTAGCGCGTGCTTCGCGTTCGTAATCCTGCAGCCTTGCTAGTGCAGCTTGCAGCCATTGCGGGCGCTCTAACTCTGAGTCAAGGGCAATCAGCTTGCGCGCTTCCGCCATGTAATCGCGCACTTGGCGCTCACTGACGCCCCACAGCTCGGAACCGTGTTGAACGATCTGATGATGGCTGTGAGCACGCAGGATGAGGTCATAAACCACGTTGACGCGGTTCTGAATCTCATCCTTAGTGCTCTTCTTTGCCACCTATTAGCCCTTGATTTGCACAGGCATTACAAGATACGTTACACCGTCCACTGCATCAGGTGTCAATACCACGGGAGTGGTTGCCGTATTGGCGTGCAGTGTAATGGCTTCTGCGGGCTTGAACGCCTTGATGCCGTCTAGCAGGTAGTGGACATTAAACGCCCATGCGCCAGTGGCAGCGCCTTCTACGGCTAGCAGCTCGCGGCCATTGTTGGCATCGGCTTCTGCGCTGATCTCAAGGCCACCACTGCCGGCGGTGAGCTTGACGATGGAGTTGTGCGCATCGGCAATGATGGCGACACGCTCTAGTGCGCGCGTCAGGCGGCGCCGGTCGGCGGTGATGGTGTGCTTGAAATCACCGGGTACCAGCTTGGCCACGTCTGGGTAGGTGCCATCCATGATGCGGCTGTAGATGGTGATGCCATCGCCTGCGTCAATCACGGCTTGCCCTTTGGCAACGGCAATGGTGACCACGCGGTCTTGCAGCAGGCGCATGGTGCTGGCTGGTAGCACGATGTCTAAGCCATCTGGCAGGTCAATGGCGTAACGCATGAGGCGATGGCCATCTGTGGCTTCCATGTGGCCATTGCCGAGATGGATGCCTTGAAGCATCTGCTTGCTGGCGTCGGTGCTGGCAGCTGCCATGCAGGCGCGGATGCCGGCGGATAGGTGCAGCTCGCTCGTGGCGGCGTCTACAACCGGCAGCGCGGGGTAATCCGCCGCATCAGCCGCTGCAAGCCCGTAGGAGCCCGCAGAAGCCGTCAGAGCACCATCTGCGAGGGCCAGAGCCTCATCGCCCTCAAAGCGGCTTACAAGCCCAGCCAGCAGCCGATACGGCAGCGCTACAGCGCCATCGGTCTCAACTGCAGCGGGAATGGTGACGGTGATGCCGAGATCAAGGTTGAAGCCGGTGATGGTCATGACACCACCAGCGGCTTGGATCAGGCAGCAATCAAGTATTGGGTGCGAACTGCGATGGCCAACAGCGGGCGCAATGGTGCGCAACGCGTGATCGAGATCGGCTTGGCAGGTAACGGCTTTCATTTGGCGGTAGCGGCAGTGACGAGGCTGGTGATGATGCGTTCGTAATCAGCGGCGAAGCTGTCGACCAGCTCCATGGGTAGGGGCACGCCGTCATCAATGGCGTTGTCGGCAATGGCCGCGGCATACGCCACTGCTTGGGTCATGGTCTCATGCAGCCGATTGATCACCGGTTGCTGCTTGGCTGGAATGTGAATGAGCGATGACATATGCAACAAGAGTTTCAACATGACGGCGGTTCAGGTCGCCGCGCATGAAGGCGCATGCGTCCGCCACCAGCGCATGGTACGCCGCCGTGGTCAATCCTGCAACAACCCCGCCACTCAAAGCACGCTGCCGGATCAGGTGCGCACGTGGGATGCCATGCGCTGCTGCTTCGGCATTCAACCGCGCCAGGTCGTCACCGGTGACATTGATCTTGATTTCGGGCATTCAGTGGTTCCAATCGAGGCGGAGCATAGGCAGAAAGCGGCGTCCTAACGCAGTTTGCGGGGTTCGGACGGTGAGACGCCTTGCGGCAACTGGTCTTGTCCTACCGTCCTACCGTCCTAACCTCTTAATAAAATGGAATAAAGAGGAGGAGGAGGAGGAGGATTAGGAAACTCTTAAACCCTATGTAGGACCAGACGGGGATAGGACGGCTCAAAAACCAGTCACAGCCTGCGATCTGGCCGTCCACACCCACTTAGGACGGGGCGTAGTGCCAGCGTCTCTTGCCTGTTGCCTCTCGTTTGCGGACCAACCCGAGATCCTTGAGAATCGCGGCCACCTGCATCTGGTCTGAGCGGTTCTGCCGTTCCAGTGGTTTTTTGATTCCGTTAGTGAGAACGTCCTCAATCGTGAGCACATCACTAGAACGCCTGCGGGCAAGATATTCCTCAATGGCACTACGCCATGGCGAGTCAATTACATAGTTGTCGTTCTCTTCGGTAACGCGTACTTCCATCTCAATAGGTAACCGGTTAGCCTCACCTGCCCTATAGGCATGTACAACAGCAGACCAAATCGCATCACGCTCAAGCATCAGCGAGGCAGTATCAATTTGGTCCTGCTGCGTCTTGGTGGTCGGGATGACCCAGAAGCGGCGGTTGCCGGTTTCATCCACCAGGAAGCCAGTGGTCTTGTTGGTTGTGCCAACGATGATGCCGCGCCTTGGGAACGACTCAACCTCTTTGCCATAGGGCACACGCATTAGATCAATGGCCTGCGAAAGAAAGGCTTTTACCTGTCCGGCATGACGCCTACCTGTGATGTGATCAAGCTCCGCCCATTCCATCATCCACGACCGATGGAGCACCATCACGTCGTCTTTTGTGCTGATATCACCCAGTGCATCCGAGAAAAATGGCCCACCTAGGCAACCCCAAAAGCTGGATTTATAGGCGCCTTGATCACCCATTAACACGCAGGCGGTGTCGTGCTTGCAGCCAGGGTTGAAGGCACGTGCTACGGCGCCGATCAACGTGCGCTTGAGCATCTCGTCGTAGATGGTCGGCTCCGGCAAGTCGGCGTCACACGGCCGCAGGTAGGTGGTGGCCAGCCGGTCGATATAGGTCGGCGCGACGTGGTCGGCGCAATGCTCTAGGTAAAGGCGCACCGGGTCATACGGCTTCTCGCTCGCCACCTGGACCAAGCAGTCGATAGCCAACTCCTTGCCGACCTTGTAGCCCTGCTCTGCCAGCTTGAGGTAATAGCGATCGACGCCCTCGATCACTTGATTGTCGACCTCGATCTGCTGCGTAAAGATGTTGAGGCGGATATCGCCTGCGTTACGCCGCAGGTATTCGAGCAGCTCTGCTGCCTCTAACTTCTCCGGCTTGCTCCCCACTGGCGCACGGCCACCAGACTGCGGATCCGCTGCCCGACCACCAGCCACGCGCCGAACCGGGCTGGCGCTACGCCAGCCGTCTTTCTTGGCCATGTCGCCAAGGGTGCCGAGCGTAATGCCGGATTTCTTGAAGCTGCGCCATTTGCGCTGGCAGTCACTGGGCTTGTGCTTGCTGGACTGCGCGGACCACTGCTCCCATTGATCGAGCAGGCTGTCATCACCGACGCTGTGCAGCGACATGCCAACCGCGAGCCAGTCGTCGTAGTCATCAGCGCGGTTGGCATCCAATGCGGCCAGATACGACCGCGCGCGATCCGCGTCACCTTGCGGGTCAGGTATCTGGACTAGCTCGGCACGCACTGGCTGCGGCTGCGGCTTAAGCATCCGCTCAATCAGTCCAATCGGCGCTTCTGCTATGTCGCGGTCACCTGGCCCATGGCCTGACACCCAGTAATAGCCGGTGGTTTGAGGGTGTGCGCCGGCTACAACGGATTGGCAGCCGTTCCAGCGCAGCTCTACCTGCTCGGCTTTCCCGTCGTCATCAATGACGCCAGTCTTGTATTTGCGCGTGGCGATGGCGTCCCAATACTGCTCGGGCACGCGGTAAATGATCTGCATCCGGCCATCGCGGCCTGACTTGACTACCCAGCTGCGCGGCAGGGATGACAGCGGCAGATCCCATTCAGCCAGAAGCGTGCTAGCGGACTTGCCATCGTGATCCAGAAACAACAGGCCGCCAGATGGCGTGCCGCAGCAAACACCAATGGCACGTGCGCGACCACTGCTCAATTCAGCCAGCAGCGCATCCTTATTGAGCGGGTTGTCTTGCCATGCCGACTGATACGGGCGCTTCTGCCCATCCACGGCGACAAAACCCCAGTCGTCGGGCAGGCGCGCGAGTTCTTGCTGCAGGTTCACTTGGACTCCTTAAGTGCCTGCTCAAGCAGCAACCGAATTGCGGTAGCGCGGTTCATGCGATCACCACGCCAAGAATCCAGTTGCCGCAATAGGTCTGGAGTCAGGCGTATATGCGTTGGATGAGCAAGGCGCACTGGTTTCGACTACGGGCTTGCAAAGCGTAGCAACAACTGCTACGGTTGCAAGCGGCTGCACACTGCCATGACCTACCAACAGTTCCTAGCTTCCAAATCCACTGCAGCACCTGTTGCCGGCTTTGACCCGCAGCAGTTCACAGCGCCGCTGTTTCCGTTTCAGCGGGACATCGTGACCATGGCTTGCCGTGTCGGCAAGTTCTGCATCTGGGCCGACTGCGGCATGGGCAAAACCGCCATGCAGCTTGAGTGGGCGCATCAGGTGCATCAAGAGACCGGCGGCAACGTGCTGGTATTAGCACCGCTTGCTGTTGCGCATCAGACCGTCCGCGAGGGCAGCAAGTTCGGCATCCCGTGCTCATTTGCTGCCACGCAAGCAGATGTCAAGCCTGGCATCACGGTGACCAACTACGAAAAGCTGAGCCATTTTGATCCCGGCAGCTTTCAAGGCGTAGTGCTCGATGAGTCCAGCATCCTCAAGGCATACACCGGCAAGATCCGCAACCAGATCATCGAGTCATTTGCGCAGACGCCATACCGGCTGGCGTGTTCGGCGACGCCGGCACCGAACGACCACATGGAGCTTGGCAATCACGCTGAGTTCATCGGCGTGATGACCCGCACCGAGATGCTGGCCATGTTCTTCGTGCATGACGGTGGCGACACTGCTAAGTGGCGTCTCAAGGGTCACGCAAAGAGCAAGTTCTGGGAATGGGTGTGTAGCTGGGCTGTCACCATCCGCAAGCCATCAGACCTCGGCTACGAGGACGGCAATTTCGTGCTGCCGGCGCTGCAGATCCAAGACTGCACAGTTGAGACGCCGCGGGAGGCAACAGCAGGTGACGACGGCCAGATGGCGCTATTCGCCATGGAGGCTCGCACGCTCAACGACCAGCGCAAGGTGCGCAAGGCATCGCTTGCCCTCCGCGTGGCCGCTGCCGCCAAGCTTGCCAACAGCAACACCGAGCAGTGGCTGGTGTGGTGTGATCTCAACGATGAGAGCAAAGCGCTCACTGCTGCCATTGATGGCGCTGTT